ATCTTGAGAATTATATTAATAAAAATATAGCAACATGGGCAATTAAATCTTTACGAAGCACTGATCCTAGATTTGTTTTCAAGCGTGAAGCTATCTGTGATAGAGGAATTTTTATCGGTAAAAAATACTATGTTCTTCATATGTTGGATGATGAGGGAACGAAAACCGATAAGTTTAAATATAAGGGGGTCGATGTCGTGAAAACCACAATGCCCAAGAAGGTTAAGCCTTATGTCAAGAAAGTCATTGAACACATGATCATGACACGATCTTTGAAGGAAACCAATGATATGTTCAACGAGGCTTATGAGGAATTCAAGAATCTATCAATTGCGGAGATTTCCAAGATTTCCAGTATGAATAATTTTGCAGAATATTCCGCAAGGTGTGACGGCATGAACACTGTGAAAGGTATGCCATCCCATCTGAAAGCCACTTATTTTCATGATATGATTATGGAACAGAACGGATGGGGTTCCAAATATGAGAAATTCAAGTCGGGAGACAAGGTTCGCATGGTATATGTTAAGAAACCCAACAAATACAATCTGGATATGATCGGATTCAAGGGGGATTGGCCGGAAGAATTTGATAACATCTTCACAGTTGACTTTGAAAAGATGTTTAGTAAGGTATTCCATGCTGCAATTGAGAGATTCTATAAAGCAGTTGGTTGGAAATTGAGAAAACCATCGGAAAATCTCACTGTTGAACTGGATGATTTATTTGGCTGCTGATACACACTAAGTAATTAAATGGAATTTACAACTTTATTTGAAAAACTTTTAAACGAACTCGTTGATACTCTTTTCCCTACTTTTGTTGAGAAAAGAGCGGAAGGTGCAAGTAAAATAGAAGAAACAGCTAGAAAAAAAGGCTCTTTCGCCATTTTAACAGCTTATCACTTTGCTGGTAAAGTGAAACCGTATGCTGATGCTTTACGAAAAGCTAAAAAAGAAGATAAAGAATCTCATTTTAAAGAGAAATATAAAGAAGCTTATGATAAACTTAAAGACTTAGATTCTATTTCACAAAAAGAATTTCAAATGATCACAGGAACTCTTGAAGCATATGGGGAAGTTTATATTCAAGCAAAGCATCCAAGAGATTATTCGAAATAATATAAATATAGATATGACGAATAAAGATATCGCACTTATAGCTGAAGCTTATGAAACGATTTGTGAGATGTCTAGTGTCTCAGAGAGTAAAATACTTTTTGAAAAAAAGTTCCAAACGACAACACTAATGTATCATGGTACATCATCTACATTTTTAAGATCAATATTAAAGAACGGTCTAGACCCTAACCCTAAACAAAAAAGTTGGGATGTGGGAGGTACAAAACCTTCTCTAGGTGGGATTTATATGGCTCCTGTAAATGCTAGAGCAACAAGACATGCGGCTAAAGAAGCAGTTAGCAAATACAGAGGAAGTCCGATGTTAATCACAATTCAAGTGGTTACGGCATCAGGCACTCCTGATGAAGATAATATTTTCAATGTTCTTGCTCAGTATGCATATGAAATGTATAGAAATCCCACAAGTCCATATAATAAAGATCATTTAAATAGATTGAAGATAAAATCAAATCAACAAACTCCAATTAAGATAGAACAATTTGCTAATGCTGCCAAATCAATATTTGAACAAGAAAATTACCCTACGAATAAAGGAACTTATGAAGCAGAAGGGTGGTTATTGGATCAACCCGAAATAAAAAAATTGATGCCAAGTATTTTAAATACCATGAAACCTTCAATGTCAGAAGACTCTCCTACGCATTCACCCAATGTTAGAATTACAAGACCGATTGGTTTCAGCGGTAAAACACGAATTGTCAAAATAAGTAATATGGAAACAGATGAAGTTTATTACCCTGCTCAAAAAACGTAATTAATTTATTTAACTTCTTCAAAGAAAAGATACGACTCAAAAAATTATTCGAAATAATATCTTGACATCATCCGAAAATATGCTAAATATACTCATCAGGCACAAAACCCTGATATTACACATATGAACACACAAAACAAAAACGCATACGAGATAAGGCTCGAAGTATTGAGCATCGCACACAATGACTTGATGGAAATTTACCATCAGAAGTTACACAACGCCAAAATGAAAATGATTGGCGAGGATGGTTGGACTGAAGAAAAAATTGACGAAAATATTATCACCAATCTTCTTCCGAAACCAGCAGACGTTATTAAACGTGCTAAAGAACTTTATACATTCGTTGAGGGTGTATAATAATGTTTGATGGGTAATTCCCATCTGATCTGGAATAAGCAGGAGGAAGTCCAGCGAGAATGATGATAAACCCTGCACATTTCTCTAAAGAAAATGAACCAGCAAATTCAATCAGCTTATAATAAGGGTCTTTCTGACGCAGAAGACCGAATCATTGACAACCTGATCAATCTTTTGAATGATCCCAATCATGACGTTCCGTTTCCCAATCCTAAGTTGGAAATCGTAAGACATATTATTAAGGATCGTTCAGATTATTATCATAATCTGGGAAAGAGAAATAATAATATGGGAGGATCATTTAGGAAAAAAATAGCTAAACAAAAAGAAACACTTGAAAACGCAAAATAAAATAGTAAAGTATACACATATGACAGACAAACACATCGTAATTATTGACAACATTGGACGCAACATCATCGGCAAGCTGGTGGGAGAAACCGATACCACCCTGACAATCCACAATCCCGTCATCGTATTTGTCCAGCCGGAACAAAGCGGACAGATTCAAGTTCAGAGCTTTCCCGTATTCTTCTTTGAGTTCATCAACAAAGAATTCCGTGGACAAAACAATTGGACTTATAACAAAGCTAATATCACGACAAGTGATGTCGTTCTAGACGAAAGGATTCTTGTTCAATATGAAAAGATCAATACTCCTACAGTGGAACCACAAGCAGTTCCTTCAAGTTCGCCTAAAATTATTTCCATCGATTCCCTGTAATTGTGAGTAAAGATATTGATAAAGAATTATTCGCTTCTTTGAAAGCGTTAGATGATGTTGTGCCGTATTCAGCATTCCTAAGCGAATCCACTCTTTCATCCGTGGATGATTGGATTGATACGGGAAGTATGGTGTTGAATGCGCTGATTTCAGGTTCTCTGTATGGAGGTATTCCAAATGGAAGAATTACACAATTTGCGGGACCATCAGGTGCCTTCAAAACAGGTGTTGTTTTGAACATTATGGCAAATGCACAAAAGAAAGGGCTGATTCCCGTTATCTTTGATACGGAGGGTGCCATCGATCCTGAGTCTGCGGCCAAATTTGGTTTGGATATTACTAAGGTGAAGTATGTGGGATGTGAATCGGTTGAACAAACCAGAAACGCCATTCACAAGTTCCTTACTAATGTAAGAGAGAAGAAGCAATTTGGTAAATTTATTATCGTTATCGATTCTCTTGCCAACTTGAACTCTGAGATGGAATTATCAAGAATGGATAAGGATTCCATGTCAGCAGACATGGGAACATTTGCCAAATCCATCAAGAGCCTTCTCAAGCGTTGCACGAACATGTCAACTCTTACCAAGACTCCGATTGTCATCACCAATCATGTGTATGATGATCCAAGTGCTATGTATCCTTCTCTGGAGAAGAACATGCCGGGAGGTAAAGCTGCTGTGTATCTTCCATCCGTGACAGTTCAGCTTGCACGAAAGCTTGTCAAGGATTCGGAGAATAAGCAAGTTAGTGATAAGTTATCTGCTTCACAGAAAAATTATTCAGGTGTTGTGATTCGTGCCTTAACAGTCAAGAATCGCTTCATCAAGCAATATCTGGAGGGAGAATTTTATCTCTCATTCAGTAAGGGTATTGACAAGTATTTTGGACTTCTGGAAATCATGAAGGGTATGGGAGTTGTTAGTAATTCTGGCTCATCCTATACCGATTGGGAAGGAAATAAGCTTGGTTACTATAAATCATTCTCCAAGAACATTGATCTATGGGAAACCAAATTGCTTCCCGAACTTGAGAAGCGCATCAAAATCCATTGGGCATATGGTTCTTCTCCCGATGAGGATGATCTCATTGCATTGGAAGAGGATGATGAATTAGATGCAGATTGAAAAAGGTATTCACCTGTTTCATGGAGATTGCTTGGAAGTCCTCAAAAAGCTTCCAAGCAATTCCGTTGATTTGATTCTAGCTGATCCCCCATATGAGAAAATGAAGTATGCAACTTCATGGGATTCAATCATTGATCTGAATCAAATGTGGGAAGAGTTGAAAAGAATTAGGAAAGATAAAACTCCCACCGTGTTGTTTTCTCAACAACCATTCACTTCTAAGTTGATTCATTCAAATTTGGAAGAATATAAATGTGAATGGATTTGGGATAAGCATATTTCACGGGGAATGCAAACCGCCAAGTATAAGCCCATGGTGAGACATGAGAATATTTTGGTATTCGGTAATCCCAATCTTAATTATTACCCCGTTATGGTAAAACGTGATAAACCCATCAAACGAAAACTCTATAAAAAAGATAATACTTTTTTTATTGGAAAAAATGATGGGGAATATCGGGAATACACCCATAAAAATCCTGAAACCATTTTAGAGGGGTTTTGGGAAAAGAATAAAGGTAAGATACATCCAACTCAAAAACCAGTAGCATTGTTGGAATACTTGATTAACACATATTCCAATGAAGGCGAATTGGTATTAGATTTTTGTTATGGTTCCAACTCATGTGGTATCGCAACTTTAAATACCAATAGAAAATATATTGGTATTGAAAAAGATGTGAAGTTTTATGAAGCTGGAAGAGATCGGTTGATCAATCATTTAAGCTTAACCAGTGGTGATAATTCACTGGCTTCTTAAATCCGCGTTCTTTAAACTCTCCAATATTGTTTAGAAGACTATCTTTTCTAACTTGCTCGGAGAAATAACCCATAACATCGTTTTCTTCATCCTCTTGCTTTTGTTTACGAGGTTTTTTTGGTTTTTGAGTTGGGCTTTCTTTTTCTTTAGCGTAAAATCTTTTATCAGCAGCTTTTCCAACATCGGATAAGTTATCAGATATGTCAATTTCATCGGTAGTAAATCCTGCCGCTTTTCTACCAGCAGAAATTTCTTGTTTTTCCAGAGCATCTGATTGTTTTATTAATTCTTTCCATTTGGAAAGCACTTCAATTTCTGGTTCAGTTATAACACCCTTGGAAGCGACTGATTTGAGTAAAACGGGAGTATAAATATCCAATACATCCTCAATCGCCTGTCTTTTATCCTCAATCATTTCTTCGGAGAATCCTTTAGTAGAAGCAGTTTTTAGATCGTTTTCATATTCATCTGTAATATACTCATCCATACCATTGGGAAAATTGTTGATATAAGCACTGTATAATTTTTCCTTTGAAACTGGCTTTTGATCAGACACTCGACGCTCCAACATATCAATTAATGTTGTCAAGTCTTTGACATTTACTCGATACTCCTTGGTTAAATATGGATCATCTCTAAAACTTATCAAGGTTTCCACGAAAGTTTCCAATGGAAATAAATCACCAGATGGTGTATTAGGTTTAGAGTCTGAAATTATTTGTTCTTTATTGCGTAAAGTTTGTAAAATCCCCGGTGGTAAAAATTGCCTACTTCTCCTGTTGATTTTCACTATGATTGGCCAAACTTCCGCTTTCATTTTTGCAAAGTCGTCAGCAGACATGGAATATTTGGATTGAATGTGTAATCTATATCCTTGTTGTCTATTTTTTCCGGGCGCACGACTAGCCGAAAGTTCTATATAATTTTCAACATTTTCAGGATTAGTTACCTTTTCAAAGAATTGTGGAGATGTAACCACATTTGGAACTTTATTTGCCAAATGTGATAAAATCCACCTAGACCTTTTATTACTGTCTTGGGAACCTGCCTGACAATAATCAGCGTAATCTTGTTTTAAATTTGGGGATTCATTCCACAATTTTGTAATATATTGGTCAACACTATCATATGGAAATTTTTGTGTTTTGTTAATTATTTTATATAATTCTTCGGTTAAATAATCATTAAATGTTTTTTCTCGTGCTGGTGGTTTCCATTTTTCAAATATTTTAGAAGCCATCGTTTTCCGATATGGGGATGACATGAAGCTTGCAACATTTTCATTTTTCTCCAAACGACAAGTGCTTGATCTACCCATCTCGTTCAACACCTGAACCTTTTCCACCAAATAATCAAATCCGTAATTTCTCATAATACTATTTAGTAGTCTCTTACAATATCTCTCTCCGATTCACCTGATAATTTTTTCAAAAGTCCTGTTCGTCTGTTTCCATACTCATTTCGATCAAGATATTGTTTGATCAGATCGCGATCCAACATCTTGGATTTCAGGTCTTTTAGATTTATTTTTGTCATATTTGAGTTGATTAGGTTGACGATAAATGGGCGAAGATTCGTTCCATAATGTTTTTTCTTGGATTGTTGGACTTCCGGCGTTTTGATTTTATCCGGTAGATTGCGATAGATATAATCCCAAATTGCAAAAGTGGA